GGATGTTGCCCTTGCCACGACGAGTTTGCTGAGCGAGAGCGATAGCATCGCGCTCGATTTGGAACAGAAGCCCTATGAGCTTCTCAACGGACCAACGACCGTGGCTGTCAACGTCAAGGTCGAAGATACCAGCGTTAGCGGTATTGTTCTGAGCACCAGCAACAGCGTTTGTGTATACGGTACGAACGACTTCGCGGTTGATTTCAGCAAGGATTTCTGTACTGAGGATATTGCTCAGTTCAGTTTCTGCATCCAAACCATGAATCGCCTTGAGGTCTTGTGCCAGTTCCAAGCTGTACTCAGCTTTCAGGGCGCGAGCACGAGCGGTTACGGTAACCTTCTCGATGCTGAATCCCATCTCACGGAACTCGCTACCAGAAGTAGCGTCGTCCAGACCTTCGACAGATGCTGTGGTCATACCTTCAGCATCACCAGTCTTCTCATAAGTGCCAGCAGGGCTGTCATTCAGGAGAGCAGGGTTGTTGCCTTCAGCGTCGTTGTTAGCAGAGCTAGAAGCGCCAGGATCGTAGGAGGTGCCAGCACCACCAGAGAAACCAGCGTTAGGCTCGTTGAAGAATGCTTCGTCATATCCACTAGCACCAGCATGACGCTCGGAGCCGTAGTTAGTACGCATTGCGAAGATCAGTCCAGTAGGACCAGTCATCGGTTGAACGCCTGCGATGTCATAGGCGATCAGTTGAGGCATGGAGCGACGGATCAACGAGATCAGTACAGGGTCGAAACCTGCAACAGGACCAGTTGCTGTGCTGCCGCCAGTGAATCCAGTTGTCTGGAGTGTCTCGTTGAGGATTTGACCCTCTTCGATTTGTGCTTTTTCTTGGTTTTCGAGGAGTTGTGCAACGACGCCGCGCTTGTGGGAATCTTGAATTTCAGGACAAGATTCGTGATTAAGAACGGGTGCCCACTTTTCCTGGAGATGTTTGATAGTCATTTTAGTTTCCAGTTTTAAGTAGTTAAGGGTTTACAATTATTTGGACCAGCGAGCGAGTGCATCCACGTATTTCGACATGGTGCCGCTTTCTGTGCTTTCGACAAGGGGTGCCGATGCTTCTTCGGTGGGGTCACCTACAGATTCTGTAAGTTCAGCCTTTCTTGTGAAGTAGGATTCCTTGATCGTTTCGACCTTCTTTTGAAAGTCTTCTTCAGTTTCAAACTCAACACCCTCTGCTAGTTGATGAAGCCTTTCCTTTTGGGTTTCAGCAAGACCAGTAGCGCATTCGTTCACAATTTCCATTTTAACAAACTCTCCAATACGCTTGTTAAGAGCAATATTCGAGTCGATTTGTTCGTTGAGCTTAGTTTCCATTTCATCAATTTCACCTGCCATTCCATCTAGCAGGTTGAATTTCTCCTCAGGCACAGTAAAGTTGTGCTCTAAGAAGAGACCTTTTAGACCGTTGAAGAAAGACTCTGCCATCTCAGTCTTAATGCCATGCTCGATCTGGAGAGCGTTCTCTTTCATCCAGGATTCAGCGGCATAAGTGAGGTAATCGTCTACCTTCTCGGCCAATTCTGTTTGAATCTTTTCGACTTCTTCAGTCAAGGTAGATTCAAATGCCTCTTGCAATGCAGTAACTTCAGCATTAACCTTAGAGGTCACTGCTGCTTCAAAAATAGTTGCTGCTTTCAAACGGAACTCTTCTGAGAGTTCTTCACCAGCGACAAGAGCGTTAACATCTTCAGTAAAGTCGTACTCGGTTTCAGCGAGGACTTCTTCGCCATCTTCCGTTTCCTCCATTTTTGCAGATGCGCCACTTGGTTTGGTGCTAGGGACAGGTGCTTTGCCTACTGACTTAGCAGCAGAAGCTCCTGCATTTTTGGTGCCCTTTGCACCTTCTTCGGAATCCGAAGTAACATCAACTACTTTAGGTGCTCCACCGCCAGAAGAATCCATCTTCTCGCCAGGTTTTGCATCTTTAGTAACTGCGTTAGAACCTTCGGTCACTTGATCCATATTATCTAACTCTTTATCGAGTGAGGTCTCAGCCATTTGTTTGAACTCCGTTATGCATTAGCGTTGTCTTTATTTATTTATAAATTACAGACTCTTAAGAAACTGGGAAAACGCGGAAACTTTTCGTTCCTGCAAGTTAATAAGAGTTGCTTGGTCAATTTGGGTTTTAATTTGAGCAATCGCAGCCTCTTTGAGGATGCCATTATCCCAAACCCATTCTTTACCTTCCATAATACCGTCAACAAATGCGTCTGGAGCAGAAGGATCTGCTACAATATCTGCAGCAGTGGCAAGCATAAAGTCGTCTGCAACAACGCTGCAGCCTTCTTTTTTAATCAAAGAACCCATACCTCTAGAAGAAACGCCAAGTCTGACGCCTTCATCTAAAAGATTCTTTGTAATGTTGCCCATAGGAGTATCAAGAATTTTTGCTCTACCAATGAAGTTGTTTCCATCTTCTTTGAGAGATTCAATCTTATGCGATACTCTATCCAAGTTGATAGAAGGACCATCAGGATGACCTAATTCACCAAGAGCACGCCCTTTGCGAATGTAGTTCTCATCGTATTTAGCAACTTCGCGTTGTAAAGTTTGCAACATGTACTTGCGGTTGTTGCGATTTTCTACTTCGGCTTGCAAAAAGATACCTTCAATAAAGTGATTCCTTTTGCCATCCTTCTCCTCACATAGAAAATCTACTTGAGTGATTTCTTCAGCTATCAGTTTCATTTTCTTCTTCGGGGGTATCTTCGGGTTGTTGTTCGGCAGATGCCTCAGTAGCAGTAGTATCCACTTCTTCGGGTTCAATGTCAGTATTATCTGGCATCGACGCAGCAATTTCATCTGCAGAATCTTGAGCGGTATCATCTAATTCAAAACCTAAGTCTTGTGCCAATGCAAGTTTATGTGCCTGAATGACATCATATGAGTGAGCACTTAAAGCGTCATTGATAGAATCAATTGCTTTAGATTTATCGTCACTATAAATTTGTTGGACAATTTGTTTTGAAATATCACTTGGCATAATAAATTTCCTACTGATAGTATTATTTAGTTATTTAAAATTCTCCTCTTCTAGCATCACCTGGTTGAACTGCGGACTCTTGCTCATTAGGTGCTACTTCTGCTGCTGGTGCTCCCCCGCCTTCATCGCCAGCAGCCATAGCGGGATCCATTTCTGCATTAGGATCAGCAATAAGACCTGCTTGCATTTCAGCACTGATTTGTTGGTCAATTTCTTTAATCTCAGTTTCAGTTTGCTTAAGGACTTGACGGCGAATATAATCTAGTGAGAAATACTTGCCAACATAAGGATCCATAACATTGACTTGATTCATACGCTCATTACGGATTTCAATTTCTTTGAGTTCCGTGAAGTAGTTATCTGCAATGAAGTCAAACTGGATATGCTCTTTCAGATCTTCCCACTCTTCAAGCGACATAACGCCTTTAAGAATGAGTTGCGTCTTCAAAAGATCGGTAAAGAGTTCAGAGAAACGCTTGCGAAGACGAGCGATAAACTTCTGGAACTTAACTTCATCACGAGTAATTTCAGCAGCACGACCAATGTTAAATGTAGTCTCTGTTTCTAAACGGGAACCAGGAACATTGAGTGACTTATAAAGTTTCTTCTGGAAATACTTTACATCCTCAAGTTCACCAAGATTCTGTCCACCAGGAAGTGTGGAGATTTCTGTACCACGACCACCTTCACGTCTAGGCAACCAGAAGTCTTCCATCATGGACATAAACTTCTTGTCGTCTTTGATCTCACCAGTGCTTGCATCGTACACCAACTTGTTACGATAGCGACCCATAACTTCGCGAAGATATTGCTCCGCTTTATTCTTAGGAAGATTACCAACATCAATGTAGAAAATACGACGCTCAGGTGCTCTACTCAAACGATAGATAACCAGAGAATCTTCAATCATTCTCAGTTGGTTGACTGCCTTAATCGCCTTATGCAGATGACTAAGAGTCATGTTTTTATTCAGGTCTTGAATACCTGAGTGACAATAAGTGATAGAATCTGTGGTAATTTTCATACCTTGATTCTGAGAATTCTTCAATCCCTTTGGATTGTATAGGAAATACTCTGCTGCCTTTTGTGTCAGTTGTTGATTTAGATCTAGACCGCGCAGTTGCTCAGGGCGTTTCTGTTCATACTCAGTGACCTTGCGAATCTTACGAGGATCAATATATCTAAGTTCTGAAAGACCACCAGCAGGATTCTTGGGGTCGATAATCTTATGATAGAAAAGTCTTCCATCAACATACCAGCGACGGAAGATTTCATATGATCTGTTTTCAAAATCGAGGAGTCTCAGAACTTCATGAAACTCTTCTCTAATAAGTTTTTTAATTTTATCCGACGCCTTGAGGTTTGATAGTTCAACCTCTACTGGTACATCATCAAAGTTACCGCAAATTGTTTCATTTACGATATCATCAACTGCACTATCGCATTCGGGTTGTAGAACCATCTCTCTGTACCGAGTGATAAGTTCATAATCATTACGAACAGTTCCATCCATATCGATAGAATGTCCATAGTATCCGCCACCAACAATAGGTTGCGAACCATCCATAGAGTCTTTCTGAACAAAAGAAGGCCCCTTGGGGACCTTCTTTGCTCTTTCAAGTGAAAAACCGAAGAGCTGACTTGCCATTATGTCTTAATTGAAATTAGTCCTGATCTATTTATCAGGCATCCACAGAGGAGTCAAATGGAGTCCAGTATTGAACTTGCAGTTCAACTGTGAATTCTTCAATAGTATCGTTGTTACCGAAGTCAAGATCGATAGCAGCAATATTACTAGGGAATACGTTGTAGAACTTGTATGACTTAAGAATCTTGGGAGACTCACCATTCTTAATGTCGCGTGCAAGTTGATGAACAACCATGTCAGCGAAATAACCAGTAGCGTCATCTGCATCACCAAGACCTGCTGCTTGAGTGAAGTTCTCGTTGTAAGACTGGATAGAAGAAGACCACAACTCGAATGCATTACGCATTGCAAATCCGCTGTCGTTCTGTACTGTAATAGTCCATGGTTCAAAGGTTCTGTCTCCTGCAATCTTCAGGACGCGACCTCTGAAAGGCACTTCGATAACACCAATCTGTGAAGAAGGTAAGTTTGCTGCACGCACAGTGAACTTGCCCAGATCAATCAGACCAGAATTGTTGATGATTCCAGTAGGGAATGCTAGGTCTACTTGGAATAGATTAGGACGCGCAAAGTCTGAAGCGACATTTGCTTTAAAATCGTCAAGAGTTCCTCTTTTTGCCATTGTTTTTAATTGTCTCCGTCGCTAGTATTTAGTACAAACAATATTTTCAGACAAAAAAAGAGACCCCGTAGGGTCTCTTGATTATGTTTATTGATATCAAGCGGCGACTTCGTTGAATGCAACACCAGTTCTGGTGGCAACGAATGTCAGAGTAATGTAGTTGATAGTACGTGTGGGTTTCACGAAGATTTCTGCGTAGAACTCACCACGATCAACAGACTCAGCAGGATTATTTTGAGAATCACACTTGACCAAGTAGTCAGTAACACCACGACGACCTTGAACATCTCTCAGATAAGGTTCGACAATGTTAACGAACAAGGAACGCTGCGACTCATCGTTCTGTTCAAAGAGTTGTGCCTTAGCAGCACCACTGATAACACGCTCAATAGTGAGGAACAAACGACGGACGTTGATTCTATCGAATGCAGAAGCAAATCCAAGAGCAGTCTTATCACCGAACAGGACAACACCTTGCCCAGGGAAAGAAACAATAGGATTAATACGAGCACTATAGAGTGTGTCGCGCTGTGTCTTAGTAGGTGAGTATGCCAGTTTGATAGCATTTCTCAGAACACCACGTTGGAAACCAGCAGGTGAGAACCAAGGTTCAGAGACTTCAGTTGTCTGCAAGCAAAGACCAGCAACATCACCATTACAAGGGACATAACGATAGACATCATTGTACTTATCGTAGATGTACTTGTAACCAGAATCAAATACCATGTAAGAAGAACTAGGTAGTTGATCGAAGAACTTAACGATGTTGTTAGTGATTGTTGAAGTATTGCTCTGACCGATGACATTGCCACGGCGAGGAGAAACAAATACCAGGCAGTCACGACGCTCTTCAACGATATTGACCAGAGTTGCAACTCTTGCGATTGCAGAAGAATCATCAGAACCAGATGGACCAGTCAAGATGTAATCGATGGTCTGAGACTCAGGATCTTCTACCAATTGATATGCAGTTGCATAATCAGTATTGGTTGCAGCATATACACCAGTTGATGAAACGTAGTCAGCACCATTGGCAAGACGGAAATATCTAGTAGCATTACTAGCACCACCAACAACTGATTGTGCAGCAGGATAGTTAACAGGTGCAACAGAAGAACGAATCAAGTTGAAGTTCTTAAGATCTGCCGTAGTTCCCCAAAGACCCTGAGATTCAGTGCCAGTTGAAGCAAATACTTCAGTAGTACCTGCGAGGTGCTTACCCCAGAACAGGTAGTTAGAACGTTGCTTAATTACTTCTTTGTAGTAGTTGGTTTCGCCAACAGAAGTCTTAGCATTAGATGCTTTAGAAACACCAATGAAACGCTCAAGGAGAGCACCAGTTGTACCAGTGATCTTGCCGTCAATGTCAATGACCAAGACATGCATCTCGTCACGATGACCACCAACGCTAGATGCGAAAAGTGAAGTGCCAGGCTTAGCAGCAACGTTTACCCACTTTTGACCAGGAAGATATTCGCGTGCAGAATACTCATCAGTTACACCAGCAACAGTTGCTGAAACTGAGTTAGCATCATCGAATGTATCTGTAGCAGCAAATTCTACACTGCCCTTATCAAGAGCAACATACAACTTACGTTCGATGGTTGCATTGACTGCCGCCGTTGCGCCACCTGCTTGAGCAATGACATCGTTATCACCGATGACACCACTGATTCCATCAGAATCCAAACCAATTTCAAGTTTCTTGTTAGCAGGATCCCATGCCAAAATAAACATTGCTTCAGCACCACTGGTGGTGATGGTTGCATTAGTAGTGGCATCGTTAGCGTCGTAGATTTCAAAATCTCCGACAACGTTATCAACTGTCAGAACAATGCTATACTTGAAGACTTTACCTGTTGCACCACTAACACTACCTGTGAGGGCAGCATCGTTAACGAATTCCCATTCGTTTGTTGCAGGAGTTCCAGGATCAAGGATCTGGTCAGCACCAGCATCCGTCATGAAAACACCGATGGAGTTGCCTTTTGCACCAGGAGTTCTTGAAGACCAGAAGAAATTGTTGGCAGCCGATTCAAATGTAGTTTCGTATGCTTGAAGATTCTTGACGAGAGGTGCTGTGCCAGAGTCTACTGCATTTTTCAGTGCGTCAGAAGTGACGCGAATAGTCTTAAGGACGCCGCCATAAGAAAGAAACTGAGAGGCGGTATACCAGAATTCGTAGTTATTATCATTTGGTTTACCGAAGCGTTCGGCAAGTTCTCTTTCGGAAGAAATATTTACAATCTCTTCAACAGGACCTTCTTCAAAAGGTCCAGCCAGCACACCCACATTTGCGGTGGATAGCGTAGTGATCGTCGTCAGGTCTCTTTCCTGAACAACTACACCTGGCGAGGATAAGTTTGCTGCCATTGTTAAGTCTCCTAGATTGGTTCCAACATCGGTTGTCTAGGATTATTTATATTTTTGAAAACTTACTGAAAGTCCCACATATAGGATCTATCTCCGTATTCCGCTATCTCCCACCTCTCTCCTTGAGCATCAATAATATGGTCATCTTCTAATCCATCAGACATAAATCCGAAGGGAGCCATGTCCTGTTCAATATTCTCTCTTTGATCATCATAGATGCGTTGTCTCACATCATTATCATGCATTTCTTTGAAGTATGGTTGCATAGACATCCAACCAAAAATGACCAGACACATAGCAAGGTCATCATTACATCCATCTTCTGCAGCAAATGATTGACCCTTAACAATAAAAGTAGTTAGTTCTGCAATAGTTTCGTAATCAGGAATGATGAGTTTGTCTTCCTCAATTAATGCTTTAAGATTAGAGCATCCAACCTGCTTAACCGCACTAGACATCTTGACACCTAGTTGTGTTTTCTTACCAGAGAAACCTTGACCAAGTTGTTGACCAGCACGACCACGCATTGCTGCCATCAAAAGATTTTCATATTCCAGATCAAACTGAATAATATCTGCTACCTGTCCTCCAATATCGTTAACTTCGCAAAGTATATATGCATTATTATAGTTCTTTGCAACGTCAATAATAACATTAGGGAAGATGATAGGTTTGATTTCATTGTTCCTATATCTTGCAACGACTTTGTAAGGCACAGTAGTTGAGTCCACAACCATAAACGCACTATAATCATTAGAAGTTCCTCTTGCTACGTCAACTGTGATAATGTAATTGTGATCTTCCTCTACTCTTTCATAGATAGCAAGTCCTTTGTTTTGTGCTATAGGATCTACATACGGCATAGTCCTCAACTTACTAGGACTAATCAGAGTATCAACAGATCCAAGGAACTCGCACTCAAACTCAACCTTGAATTGTTGCTCTGACGTGTTCTTAATTGTCTGCTCTTTCCATGCAGCATCTCTACCAGGAACCTGCGACCAGTGAACTTCAGTTGGGAGGTATTCGTTCTTTCCTTTCTCTGCATCATGCCACAACTTATAGAACATGTTCATCCCATGTGGCGTGGAGATGATAATTACCTTTGTAGACTTACCAGAAGATACAGTAGGATACACAGATGAAAAGAACTGGTCAGCAATATGGTTCGGAACAAACGCGAATTCGTCCAGAAAAATGACATTAAAAGACATACCCCTGACGGCAGAAGCGGAAGTAGATGCAGCCAGAATTTTACTTCCATTCTCAAGTTCCAACGATCCCCTGTTCCATTGGAGGATACCTTGCTGGAGCCATTTGGGGAGATTTTCATAACTAAGTTGTAAGCGACCTAACATTTCACGAGCAGTCGCTGCTTTGTTTGCAAGGATTGCTACATTGACATTGGGGTTGAATAGAACATACCAAAGAAGATATGCTGTAACGATAGTAGATTTACCAGACTGACGAGGCAACTTGGCAATATTAAATCTATTGTCATGAAAACTCTTTACCATATCGACTTGAAAGTCGTACATAGTAAAAGGTATGACACCATCATCTAGAGAAACAATCTTGATATAATTAAGAATAAAATGTACGGGATCATCTGCACATTTTAAATATTCTTCTACTTCCTCAGGAGAAAACTCCTGAGAAATATTTGCTTTCTTTAGATTAGGATTACCAAGATATACGTCAGAGGTGCTCATTCAACCAATGTTCCATGCGCTCTACGAATTTCTTTTAGTGCTTCCAGGTTCATATCCTTGGTGCCACCATCATATGCATGAGCATATCCTTCGGTGATCATTTGTTCATTAAGGCTGGATTCGTTGTCCCCCAGATAGAGCCACCCAAGTAACCGACCATACTTACCAACACCGCCAACAAGTTCAGTGCGAATAACAAGGTTATCTTCTCCCGCAAGGGCACCTTCCAACTTTTCTTTGAGCCAGTTGGTTGCGTCGATTCCAAGTGCTTTCTCCTCTAGATTTCTCGTTCTCTTCTCTGGCGTATCAACGCCTGCAACTCTAACTCTTTCTTTCTTGAATAACTCAAACCCAAGATCAATAGTGACATCAATAGTATCACCATCAAGGACACGATTGATCTCCGTCACTCGGAAGTTGTAGCAGCTCTTTCTGCTCGGTGGTGTCATTGCTCCCATCTTCTAACTCTGCAAATGCTTGTCTTAGTATGTATACAACTACAAACAATGCGCCCGCAACAGCAAGTATCACACAGATAATTACAGACCACACAGGATCGTTGGCATTATCAAGAGGTCTCAATAATAAATTCATTTCTTAACTGGCCAAGTAAGTTCCATTCCTATAGTAAGTAGGATAACAAATCCAAATACAAATGCAGCACTCATAATTTATTCTTCATTTATAGATTTAATCCAGAGAGAAAGTTTCATAACTACAAGGATTAAAGAGAGTGGTATTAGCAGACCAAATACAATAAACAGACTCATTTGTGGAATGGTTCCCAATGTTGCCAATCGTATTTATGAACTGCCCACATACCAATAATGGGGACGAAGACTAGGCACCATGCCAAGACTCCAACTCCCCATGGATTGTTTAATACTGTTCCGCAGAATCTAGCAAATTGTAACATCATTCTTGTAAAACCGATAAGGTGAATAGAAATAATCCAAATAAACAATAGATTACTATGATGCTGATTTCGATAACCATGCTTTCCAAAGTTCTAAAAAATAACGATCTACCTGATACAGATCACCTTGCGGTGGTTGTTCTTCAAGTTCGGACCACTCTCTACAGAGTGCTCTCATCTCATGTGTGAGTTTGTTTGGAGTAAACATTCTACCAAATGATGACATGGCAAACGCATATCTCATTCTAATGCGC